CAGCACAACCCACCCATGTCTACAGCAATGTCTGCTGCACGATCAAATTCATTTTTTAAACAAGCACTTTGATATTCTTTAGTTAATTTTTTCAATTCAATTAAACTTTCGCTGTAATCTTTCATTTTGTCAGCCTTTCTAGGTTTCTGTTATTTGCTTGTTCGCTGCGCCATGCCTCAAAGCGCATCTTTGCCGATTCTAGCCGCCATTTAAGCGTTTCAGCCGTTTCTGTGGCTGCGCCTATAGCTTTGCATAGGTTCTGGTATTCGGGGCTTGCAAGGGCTTCTTTTTCTTGACCGCCAATTGTGGTTTCAAGCGATTTAGTCATCATAATGGCCCGAAGGCTGTGCTTGTTTAAAAAATGAATTTGATCGTGCAGCAGACATTGCTGTAGACATGGGTGTGTTGTGCTGCGAACTTCAAGAATGGAGTGAAATTAAACTTGAAGAAAGCAGATAAGAAGCATTACGAAAAACTGGTGGAACTTGGATGCGCTTTATGTAGGCATTTAGGATACGGGGAAACAATCCCACATATTCACCACATCAGGCGGCTAGGCATGAAACGTGACAACGCACCTGTTATTCCGCTTTGTCCAGCGCACCACACAGGAAACGATGGGGTACACGGCATGGGGAAAAAAGCTTTTGCAGAGCGTTATGGTGTCACGGAAGAAGACTTATTAGCCCAAACAGAGGCTTTATGTTAGCTACGCTGCAACTACCCTTGCCGCCAACGGTTAACACTTATTGGCGCAACTTTAGGGGCAGGACGATTCTTAGTTTAAATGCTAGGCTATACAAAACAACAATTAGCGAATACGTCATTGCAAACAACATTCCTAAATTTGGCGAAGCAAGGCTGCAAGCAATCATCACAATATTTCCACGCAATAAAGCTAAGATTGATTTAGATAACAGGCTTAAAGGATTATTTGATTCTTTAGGTAGCGCAGGCGTGTTTGAGGACGATAGCCAGTTTGATAAGATTGAGATAGCAAGGGGTAATATTAAGGCTGGGGGCGGCTGCACAATTGTCATTGCAACGCTTGACAATACCGAATAAAATGGAGAAAACAGGGGTAACTCATGGAAAAATGTGCGCTTTTTGCCGCCACTCTCCTACATTCAGCAACCAATACGCATTTTTTTCATTGGGAAACTGACTCTTTTTCAAAACATACTGCGCTTGCTGCGTATTATGACGGTATCGTTGACCTTGTAGACCAGTTTGTAGAATCCTACATGGGCAAATACGGCAAGATTACCAAGTTTCCCAATGTTTACCATCAGCCCAAAGAAGTCGTTGCTTATATCGAATCGTTGATACGTTTTGTCGAAAAAGCACGACAAGACTTACCAAAAGACAGCGAATTGCAAAACCTAATTGACGAAATTGCTGATTTGTTGAACTCAACCGCATACAAACTAAGATTTTTAAACTAGGAACTATCATGCCCACACCTCAAGAACTCGCAATGGCTTTACGTCAATCTGGACAAGACATGGCTGCACAACCACAATCATGGCAAGGCGGGATGCAAGGTATGGGTGGCATGGGCGGCATCAGCGATCAAGAACGAATGATGATGCAAGCAGCACAAGCACAGCAAGGAATGGGTATGCCGCAACAAAGCATTCCAATGGGCAATTCAGGCACTAGCAGCATGGGTTCTGTGCCAATGGGTCAAGCAATGCCTAATAACTTTGGTGCTGCAATGGGTCAGCCTATGCCACAACGAGGCATGATGCAAGCAGAGCGTGGTCTAAGCCCAGAAGAAGCCCAATACCTTAATTCATTGGGTCGATAATGGACAACAAACGCAAAGAAGTAGAGCGTGGCGCAAAAGCCCCATCCGGATATAAAAATACGCTTGATAAAGAAGAAGAAAAGCGTAACCGCCGTAAAGCTATGCTGACCAAACAATTTAACAAGATTAAAAAAGACCCGTTCTGATATACTTAACGTATCTTAACTAACCACTTGGTGAGATATGGAAATTAAAAAACAATTAAATAATCCACGAGGTGCTGGGCGTAAGGCAGGGGTGCCTAACAGAAGCACTACAAAGGCTCGTGAGGCGATTGCAGCGTTTGTTGATGGTAATGCACACCTATTGCAAACGTGGCTTGAGCAGATTGCTACAGACGAGCGATATGGGCCAAAAACAGCGTTTGATTGTTTTATGGCTGTGACTGAATACCATGTTCCTAAACTTGCCCGACAAGAACACGTTGGGGACGCTGCTGCACCAATCAAGATTGAAATTGAATGGGCGAAGTAAAGCGTATTACCCTTGAGTACAAGCCAAGGGAAGTATTCGTAGACTTTCACAACCGCAAACAACGTTGGGCATTGATCGTTGCACACAGGCGATGCGGGAAAACCGTTAGCTGCATTAACGACATAATCAAACGTGCGCTAACAGAAGGCAAGCAAGATGGGCGATATGCCTACATTGCCCCGTACCACAGCCAAGCTAAGTCTATTGCGTGGGATTACCTGATACGGTTTTCGCAGCCAGTTAGGGTTGCAGCTAACCAATCAGAATTATGGGTTGAGTTAATCAACGGCAACAAAGTGCGCTTGTTTGGTGCTGATAACCCTGATTCGCTGCGTGGTATGTATTTAGATGGTGTCGTATTAGACGAATATGCCGATATGCGCCCCCGTATCTGGGGTGAAATTTTAAGACCGTTACTAGCTGATCGGGGCGGCTGGGCAGTATTTATCGGGACTCCGAAGGGGCATAACGGGTTCTATGAGATATATAACGAAGCCTTGCAGTCACCAACTTGGTACGTTAAGACGCTACGAGCAGACCAAACAAACCTGTTGCCAGCAGCCGAACTAGAAGACGCTCAACGCTCAATGACCCCATCACAGTACGAGCAAGAGTTTCTTTGTTCGTTTGAGGCGGCTATTTTGGGGGCGTATTACGGGCAAGAAATGCGTAGGCTTACGGACTTAGGACGCATATGTAAAGTAGAACCTGACCCAATGTTTCCTGTGCATACGGCATGGGACTTGGGGTATTCAGACGATACAAGTATTTGGTGGTTTCAGGTTGTGCATGGCGAGATTCGGGTGCTTGAGTACCATTCAACCAATGGGCAAACCATACCGTTTTACACAGGTTTGATACTGTCAAAAGACTACAATTATGGCACTCATTACTTGCCCCATGACGCACGAGCAAAAACACTAGCTTCTGGTGGAAAGTCAGTTATTGAGCAAATTTCTGACAAAATACCGCTGAAATCACTTAAAATAGTACCAAATCTGTCCGTTCAAGACGGTATTCAAGCAGCAAGGCTTGCTCTGATGCGAGCATGGTTTGATGCTGAAAAGACAATGGACGGTATAGAATGCTTACGTCAATATCAGCGAGAGTATGACGATGACAAAAAGATGTTTAGGGATAAACCCCGACACGATTGGACAAGTCATGGTGCAGACGCTTGGCGAATGTTGGCTGTTGCGTGGAAAGATGAAGACCAAATTACCCCAAAAGATCAAGCAATACGGGGTGTTGTTGTTGGGCAAAACGAAGTCACAATGAACGAACTCTGGGCAACCACGCCCAAAACAACAAGCGGCAGGATATAAATATGGCTGACTCTGAATTTGAAACCTCATATGAGGATTGGTACAACCAAATTGCCGCTTATGACCGTTCATTTAAAAAATGGGAAGGTCGGGCTGACAAGATTGTTAAGCGTTATCGTGATGATTCTCGCCAGCAAAACAATCCTAATTCACGGTTCAATATTCTTTGGTCAAACGTCCAGACCATTACCCCAGCTATCTTTGCCCGATTGCCACGCCCAGATGTAAGCAGGCGTTTCCGTGACAACGACCCTGTTGGTCGGGTAGCGTGTATGTTGTTAGAACGTGCGCTTGAATACGAACTTGAGCATTACACCGATTACAAGTCAGCAATGAAGAACAGCGTGTTTGACCGTCTATTAGGCGGCAGAGGCACAGCTTGGATTCGCTACGAACCTCACATTGCAGCCAAAGCTGGTCAGCCTGACGATGGTTACACCATCACGGAAGACGTTGAGGCAGACGGTGACACCGAAGGTGCTGGTGAAGATCAGGGCATGGAGGAAATTGAATACGAATGCGCCCCCATTGATTACGTTCATTGGCGTGACTTTGGGCATACTGTTGCTCGTACATGGGAAGAAGTAACGGCTTGCTGGCGTAAGGTTTACATGAACCGCAATGCGCTCGTTGAGCGTTTTGGTGAGGAACTAGGCTACAAAATCCCATTGGATACAAAGCCCGAAGAATCTAAGTCATACGCAAAAAATGCGGATATGCCGTATCAAGCGTGTATTTATGAAATTTGGGACAAAGAAACCGAAAAAGTTATTTGGCTATCCAAATCAATGGGTGAAATCCTTGATGAACGTGATGACCCGTTACAGCTAGAAGGGTTCTGGCCTTGTCCGAAACCGTTGTATTCAACGATGACCACGGACAATCTAGAGCCAATCCCTGATTACACGATGTACCAAGATCAGGCTCGTGAACTGGATACGCTTGCTGACCGCATTGACGGGCTAATTCATGCCTTAAAAGTGCGTGGTTTGTACGATGCTTCTACTAGCGAACTGCAACGCCTGTTCTCTGAGGGTGAAAACAACACGCTTATTCCGGTCAAGAACTGGCAAGCCTTTGCTGAAAAGCAAGGTATGCGTGGTGCTATCGACTTGGTAGACATTACCCCGTTTGCGTCTGCTCTGATGACTTGTTATCAGGCAATGGAACAGGTCAAGGGTCAGATTTACGAGATTATGGGCATTGCTGACATTCAACGTGGTCAATCAGACCCCAATGAAACGCTTGGCGCACAGATTATTAAGTCTAACAATGCTTCTGGTCGATTAAAGACCATGCAGCATGACGTTGTAGACTTTGCAACCAAGCTTTTGCAGCTAAAAGCGCAGATTATCAGCACACACTTTACGCCAGAGAGCATTTTAAAGATTGCTGGGGCTGCACAACTAAGCCAAACAGACCAGCAACTTGTACCGCAAGCACTAGCATTGCTGAAAGACGAAGTTTCTAAGAATTTCCGCATTGAAGTAACGTCTGATTCGATGATCTATCAGGACGAGCAGCAAGAAAAAGCTGACCGTGTTGAGTTTTTGTCTGCTTTAAGTTCGTTTATGCAGACTGCTTTGCCTTTGGGTCAATCTACTCCTGAATTAGTGCCATTGCTGATGGAAATGTTGAAGTTTGGCGTGACTGCGTTTAAGGCTGGCAAGCAATTAGAAGGCATGATTGACGAAACAGCGGATAAATTCCGTGAACAGGCAAAGAAAATGGAAGGTCAGCAGAAGCCGCCGCCAGTAGAAATCCAGAAGGTGCAAATTCAATCTCAAGCCAAGATTGCAGAAATGCAAGCATCAGGGCAGCTTGAGCAACAGAGAATGCAAATGGAAATGCAGGTTGAGAAAGCCAAGCAAGAAGCACAGGCACAGGAAAACCTTATTAAGAATCAGCTTGAACTTGAGCGTCATAAAGCAGAAATGCAGAATGAAGCTGAACTCAAAAAACATGAACTTGATTTGGCTGCAAACAAAGATTTGCTCTTGGCTTACGTTGATAACGCCACTAAACTAGAGGCTGCAAGGATTAGCGCAGGCATGGATGATGGGTCAGCCGCCTATCAGTACAATTTAAACCAAGCTGCTATCTTGCAAGATCAAATGGGGTATTCAAATATGCAAAACCATCCATTACAGCCAGTTATCGACAACATGAAAAACAGCCACGATCAAATGTCGCAGATTCTTGCCATGCTTGTGGATAAGTTAAGTCAGCCTAAACAGGTTGTTCGTGACGAAAACGGCAAGATTGTCGGAGTTCAGTAATGCTTGAATACTCCAACGGAACACGGCACTCGCAGAACGAAGGCTTAATTGCTTATGCTGGAACTGGTGCGATATTTAGCTTGTATTCAGGTACGCAACCAGTTAACGCAAATACTGCAATTACAAGCCAAGTTTTGTTGGTCAGCATGGTTATCGCTGGGGTATTTGGAACGGATGTAAACGGCACATTAACGCTTGGTGCGGTAACGGCTGGTACAGCAGCAAATTCTGGCAATGCTACTTGGTTTCGTATTTATAAATCTGACAACACAACAGTCGTTATGGATGGGTCAGTAGGCGTAGCTAATGCTGATTTAATATTGAACAGTGTAGCAATTACCGTATCGCAACAAGTCAGTATTTCGTCTGGTACGATTATTAGGGGCAATGCATGAGCGTTACCGTAAAACATCCATTTGTAAGCACCGTTCCTGACTCTACAGACACGAGCTTAGTTCGCCCTAGTAATTGGAACGCTGACCACACGATTGTTGGTCTTGGCACAGCAGCAGAGTTAAACGCAGGTGTTGCTAACGGTGTTGCAAGTTTAGACAGCGCAGGAACAGTACCAATTTCACAATTGCCTGCTGCGGTGCTTGGCGCATTAAGCTATCAAGGCACATGGGATGCATCAACAAACACGCCAACATTGGCATCAAGCACAGGGACTAAGGGTTATTACTATGTTGTTAGCGTGGCTGGTTCGACAAACCTTAACGGAATCACAGACTGGAAAGTCGGCGATTGGGCTGTTTTTAATGGATCAGTCTGGCAGAAAATTGATAACACAGACGCAGTTACTAGCGTCAACGGCTACACAGGCGCAGTAGTTTTAACGGCTGCTGATATTAGCGGCGCAGCAAACGCACCAACAAATACAAACATCACATCAATGACAGGTGTAACGGGTGCGATTGACCAACCTACATTGGTGCATTTCAACACTACTTACGCAACAGCATTAACTGAAGGTCAACTTGGCTGGGATGGCAACAATACGCTTGGTCTAGGCATGGCTGGCGGTAACGTTGTGCAGCATATTGGCGAAGATCAGTTTATATACACAAAAGCTAGTTCTGCGATTACGAAAGGTCAAGTAGTGATGTTTACTGGCGCTGTTGGCGCTAGTGCTGTACCAACAGGCGCACCTGCTACTGGGGTGGCTGATGGCTCATACATTATGGGTGTCGCAGCAGAAAGCATTGCAACAAACGGTTTTGGACTTGTTCAAATATTTGGAACTTTACGTAACGTTAATACTTCAACTTACGCTGATGGTGAAATTCTTTGGTATAACCCAGCGGTTACAGGTGGATTAACGTCAACAAAGCCAAGCGCACCAAACGTTAAAGTTCAGTTAGCTGCTGTATTAAATGGTGGTTCAAGTGGTGGCGGTTCAATTCTTATCCGTGTTAACTCAGGTTCACAACTTGGCGGCACAGATTCAAACGTACAAATTGGTACGCCTACTAGCGGCAATACGCTAATTTATGACGCTACGGCAGGATATTGGAAAAACGCTGATATGAGTGCTGGTACAGGCATATCTGTTACTAACGGCGCAGGATCAATTTCTGTAGCAAATACTGGTGTTACGTCATTTAGTGCTGGCACAACAGGGCTAACACCAGCAACAGGAACAAATGGTGCAGTTACGCTTGCAGGAACTTTAGCAATTGCAAACGGCGGCACAGGCGCAACGACAGCAGCAACAGCAAGAACTGCGCTTGGGCTTGGCACTATCGCTACGCAAAACGCTAACGCTGTGGCAATCACAGGCGGGGCGGTAGATGGAACAACTGTAGGTTCGACTACAACGGCAGCAGGGTCGTTTACAACACTTAATTCTAGCGGTGCTACACGTCTTGGTGGTTTATCAGGCAATCAATCGTTGCAAGTCAATAACGTGGCGAGTGCGGTTAATTATGCTCAGATTGTGGGTGCGGTTACGGGTGGTGCGCCTACGTTGTTAGCCGTTGGGACAGATGCAAACATTGGTTTTAATATCTTAGGCAAAGGCACAGGAACCTTGGCTATTGGCGGTACTGCTGCTGCACCGTCGTTATATGTTGCACAAGTTACGTCACAGGTTAACTCATTTTCTGTTTATGGGAATATATCTGGGCAAGCCCCAACACTTTCGGCGGTTGGATCAGATGCAAATATTCCAATTAATATTCAAGCAAAAGGCACAAGCGGAATTTCTTTTCAAGGAAATAGCCAAACAATTTTTAACGCATCAAATATTACTGGTTCAGATTTTACAAACTTATATAGCACCACCGCCGCCGCCTGAACCGCCAGC